GCGCCACGTTTTGTTTGGCAGTTTGCTGTCCTTCATTACAATTGCCACCTCAGCACTTCCTGTTTCAAACACCTTCATGCCAATGAATGGCGTGCCGTCATCCGGCGCGGTATCAATCGGCCTCCATCCGTGTTGGTGTGGGATGCTATCGGCGCCAGCCTTAGCCAATTTTTGCCGTTCAAGTTCAGTCAATTCAATCCGTGGCATGATGGCCTCCTCTGGCGCCGCTTTATTAAACCCTTTCAAAAGTTTCTGGTAAGTCTGGTATGGCCGCCCAACTGCTAAATTTAAGATAGACAATAAGGTGCATTGTGTCTTGGTTGGGTACATCCAAACAATACAAACCTTTAAGATACCGAACGACAAATATGTTGCCTTCGTACAAAACAAAGACAGGCGTGCCATCGCTAGGTATTGTTTCAATCGGCTGCCAATCAATCGCTGTGTTGCTATTGGCGTCTTTGATAAGCTTATCCATCAAGAAAGTGTTATGCTGTTTAAGCTTTTCATTTTCCTCCTTCATGGCCTTCCATTCCGCACGCATTTGAACAACCGATTCAACAGGTTGTTTTTCCAAATTTTCCAACCTTGCATCCATGCTTTGTTCAACAATTTTTGACGGCTTGGTTGGATCAAAAAATTCAATCAAGTCAGACTTGCGAAACAACCTCACGCCATTCCATCCCTTCTTAAAAGGGATCAAGCCTGTTGCTGCATATTTTTGGATGGTTGATTCGGCTTTAATGCCCAATTCATGCGCCTGTTTTGCAGTGACCCATTCGCCACTTGTGTCAGTTGCTGGGTGACTTGTAACATTTTCCATAACAGCCTCCTCTGCTGTGTCATTAGGAATTTCAACTTTTTTCATTGCCTGCACGTTCATGCAGCGGTCGGTATACATATTCACATTCATCATGATGCAATTATGAATGATGGGGCCGATGTTTTGCAGATCCGGCAATTCCCTTGTGCATGCGTCCCACAAGCTAATATATAAATTGCGTGATTTGATGCGTTCGATGACTTGCCTTGCACGCGAGACGGTTGCGTCTGTGTAGTGACTGTGTCCAAAAATAATCAATCCAGACAGTGGCATCTTTTTAAGAAATTTAACGACGTCTGGATTTTCTTTATTTTTGATCTCCGCATATAAAATATTTTTTGACCTCACTTTATTCCTCCATCATGGCATCAAATTCTGCCTGAAGACGTGTGGCCAATTGCCCAATGTCATTGGGCGGATTTGTCACTTTCGTGTATTTTTCAAGCGCGTCACGATAACGATCATGCGCCATTTTGATTGCAACAAGTGCGTCTGCTTGTTCATCGCCATAAACGCAATGCTGCTTTGGCACGAGGCTTAACCAAAAATCGGCATAGTATAAAATTTCATCGACGGTTGGGATATGATCAGACATGATAATGTTCCTCCAGCAGATAGACGGCGAGCGCAAAGCCCGCCGCTATCCCCAAAATAAATGCAAATACCTCGGTCATTCGGCTGGTACCGTGGTGACACTGCTAGGGCCGCCAAAAGGCTCCGCACGCGGCATTGGAGCAAACTTGGACGCAATGTCCTTGATGTCCTGCTCGACGTCTGAAGCGCCACTAAATTGCGCCGCAAAAGCCAAATAATTGATGCCGTCAACATAGTGATCAGGCTTTTTCTTGTCGCGCTTGGCCCTCACCAATTTCGTCGCATGGTGAACCATTGCCACTTCATACATCGTATACTTCCTGCCAAGCAAAATGGTCAGGACGTTTGCAATGTCTTCATGGACGTCTGTGATGTCACCATAATCAGCGCGGTCTTTAATTGCTGAAACCGCCTTAGTCATTGTGCTCTCATAATTCATAACATACCTCAAAATTTGTTGTTCAAGACTTTGACTTTGCCCACATAACGGTAATTGATTCCAATAAATCCATTGCTGGACAATGTTTGGTTTTGTGGGTCTTTATAATACTCTTCAACCATAAGAAAATCGTTATCCGTCAAAGCGTCCAAAAATTCTTTCAGACCCTTTGCAGGATAATCAGCCACAATCTGGTGGACGGCAGTCCCGCTTCTGGCGGGCATATTCATAGTGATCACGAATTTCATGGTTGTACCTAGGTATAATGGTTGGTGGGCGGATTATACTGAAAGGATCAAAATGTATAATCCGCCCTGAACCATCAGCCGAAATCTTCGTCGTCAGCGACAGGTGGCGCTACCTTCGTCGATCCGGTTGATGGGGCGCTGGTCTTGGGAGCAACCTGCGCCGGTTCGGTGTTGCGGGGAGCGGCCTTGATGTCGGCAGGGCGAGCCACCCAAGACGAGATCTCAAAGACGGGGCTGTAGTTTGTTGACTTTCTGGCCCCCTCGCCAGTCGTCACGGGTACAGTGTCTTTAAGCACGACGACGGGCAATTTGCCTGTGTTTTTGGCTTGTTCAGCTATAAACACGTCATGCAGATCATCAAGGCCGCGCAAAAATGCTTTGGCTGTTGACGCCATTTCGCGCACATCGCCTCCGCATTCTTTTGCAAGCTTAACAACGAAACGCACGCCCTTTTTGTGCTTTTCGCTGGGACGTTCAGGCTCTTGGCCAATAGGGCCGAGGGCGAAGGATGGGGCGCCTCCAGTGTCAAAGTCGATCCAACCCACCTCGATATTGTCAAGATCCATAACGGCTTTAAATGACTTTGTAATATCAACGTCTGTATTTTCGCCGTTTTCACGGTCGCGGCGGAACATGCGACCGGCGCGACAATCAAATTTCACAATTGGCAGAAATTCACCGCCGACTGATCCTTGAGTGTTAATTCCAAGTGCCATTTTAGTCTCCATCAAATTGCTGCTATTTAGCCAGCAGCATGCTCTTGCCCACACGGGCGAAGCTCACAAGCCCCAAATGCTGAATGCGTTTTGACGCGCGATGGGGTCAGAAAAATAAAATGAATCAACGTCGGGAACGACGAGGGATGCCAAGTAATGCGGGTCATCGCTAATCGACAGAAAGCGTTGAATAGACAAAGCAATTTTTTCCAAAGCGGAAACGTGCTCACGCTTATTTTCCAGCCTGTATGTGGCTGATTTCTTTGGCGTGACGTACGTCACACGCGCATCTAAATTGTCGCCACGCGCGGCGCAATACAATGCCACCTGACGCGCGTGATTCGTGCTGATCTTGGATGGTAAAGCGTGCGTCGTTTTAAGGTCAGTCAAGACACCGTGGTTTTCCCACTCCATGTCGTAAAAGCCAATTAAAGGCACAGCAAGGCCTTCGACGCGATACTTGATCGCACCCTGCGTGGATGACGGTTTGCCGTATGGCATAAGCTCTTTTAAGCCCTGAACCACCATGTCCGAAATGGCTGCAGACTCTTTATCCAAGCGGGGATCTGCGGATAAGGCCGTCAAGCGTTGAAACTCTTTTTTGGCCAGTGCCTGCGCCTCTTCAAGACTTGCGCCATTGACTAATGCATGCACGACGCCCGCCTCGACTGCAGTGCCTCGGTGAGCTGCTGGCCCGACGTTTGAACGTAATTTAAGGCAACGCTCCATGACGTACATGGCTGGCGATGCGACAAATGTGTTGCACTGCGAAGGGGATAAGTGTTCGATGCCGTACTTGGCGAAAGGGTTCATTGTGATTCCATTCAATAAAATATGATGTCGTTAACATAAGCCGGAAAAATTATTCGTCAACCCCACTTGACAATTTTTCCAAAATGTCAAATTGTGTTCGGATTGATTTGCAGGAGAAATCAAATGGTGAATATGTTGGGAATGCTTTTATCCAAAAGGGATGAAGAGGGTTGGGATCTGACCGAGTTGGATCTTTTTGCCATGGCTGCATTGCAGGGCATGATGCATGCGGATCATTATACCGATCATGCATGGGCCGCTGAACAGGCCTATAAATACGCGCACGAAATGATGAAACGCAAAAAAATTGAGGATTTAGGTCAATGAATGCCGTTTATGAAAAATCGGTCATCGTTAATGCAATTGTTGTTTTTCATCAATTGGTTGATGAGTATATCAATCACGCTTGCCTGTTTTCACGTCCAAGTGACAACAACAGGTCATCTGACAATTTATTGGATCGTTTAAATAATGCATCGGTTATTGAAGAGGAAACAATTGAGGCCGTTAAAAAAGCAATTTCAAAAACGCTTGACGTCATGCGTGACGTCGAGCTGATGAAAAATGGCAATATGGAAGGCTACGTCAGGCGCCGCAAAGTAATGTCCGAAATACCGAGCATTTTGCACATCGGTTCGGCATATCCGCAAAGTGCAAACAATCGTTTGAACAAACTTATCGGGAAAATTTAAAATGACCATTCTCGAAGAAATGAAACAAATGCGAGATGAAACACAGTATTCCGTGCATAAAGACATTTACACGCGAGCTGTTTTGGAAATGGAAAGCTTGTACAGAATAATCGACACAATGGCTAATCGTGCAAATGATATTCGTTGCATGGGCAAAGTTAAATTGCTGCAAAGCAATCACATTATTTGTGAAGATGAAGACGGAACTATTAACCTAGATTAAACAGGAGAACTAAAATGTTGGATAAACTTATTGAATCAATGATGGCTGATATTGAAGGTCTTACGAAAGAAGAAAAAAAGGGCAAACGCTACATCCGCAATGATTATGAAGGCATTGCTGAAGAAAAGCGGTTGGATTTTGTAACCACTAAAGGCGTGCCTTTTTTTGCTCTTCGTGTTGAAGATGAAGAAGACGTCGCATTCAGGATTAGTTTCCGTGAAAGTATTAACGACAAATTTGATTATTGGTTTGTTCGTGTAGTCGATTGTGATGACCTAATCGAATATTTCACAAAAATGAAAGAGATCCTGATTGTCGAAAATCAGATGAAGGAAGGCAAAGGGAAATTGTCGTCATGATGGACATTGTTGAACGGTTGCGGAAAAAAGGAGAACGTATTGGGATATCTTGCCCTGATAATATTAAAGGATGCGCTGTATTCCATTTTCGGATTGAAATTGATCCTGATTGCGTTGAAGCCGCTGACGAGATTGAACGGCTGCGGGAAGCATTGAAAGAGGTCAGTGGCTATGTTGCACGAGCTGAATGGTTTTACATGACTGAAGAAACAAAGGCTGTTGTTGGGCAGGTTTTTGGAGAGGTAAAATGACTGACATTGTTGAGCGATTGCGGGATGACACCAAATACTGCCAATGCAGTTTCATGGACATTTATAAACCGATTGAAATGGAAGCCGCTGACGAGATTGAACGGCTGCGGGAAGCGTTAAAAATCTTTGCTGATAATGTAAAGGAAACGAATATGGGCATTGATGAAAATTGGGCTAAAACGGTTTACCCATTAAAAGCAGAAAACCAACGGCTGCGGAAGAGGGTTGAACTGCTTGAAGGATATTTAAACGGCGCATTAAATGTTGTTGAAGGTTTTGTTCATTGTGACACAACAGATGCGCGTCAAGCACTAGGGGAGAAAGAGTGATGGAAAAACATCTTTTAGGAGTTCCTCCAATTAAACGCGAAGGCCAAACAATAAGCAATGATTGCTTTGAAGCATGCCAAGGCATTTACATGCGGGAAAAAATTGAACGACTGCGGGAAGCGTTAAAAGAAATTTCCGAAATGCAAGAATATGATTCATATCATTACAAAGAGGTTGCCCGTAAAGCACTTGGGGAGAAAGAGTGATGGAAGAGTTTATAAAATTGATCATGAACCTTTGGATGATTTTCATGGTAGGCGGCACAATCATCATAATAACTTGGGGAATGTGGCATGCGCTGTGTGACATATTTGAAGGGATGCTGTGATGGTCGGTGCAACGGATCTTGAAAAGGCGCGGATGCAAATCCGGTGGCTGAGGCGTGACATACGTCAAATATGCAGTAAAGCGTGGTTCATAAGCCCTAAGCTTAAGAAGGCGCAAGACAATGTGCCAGCTTATTTCATTGAAGAACATGGCTTGACGGAAAAGGCAATCACTGAAGCTTATTTTTTAGGCCGCCAAGATGGGCGGTTAACTATGGCTCAAGCAATTATGGAACGGCTTGGGCCGGAGGAAGAAGAGTGATGGATGGCATGGTTGTTATTTGTTTCTTTGTTGTGCTTTGGGTGTTTATTTTTGTGTCTGAAATAATGGGTTGGGGGAAAGAGTGATGGATCATTTTGCAGCATCGGGTGGCAGCTACAGTGAATTTTATACCGAAAGTGGATTGGATGAACTTAGAAAACGCATCAAAGAGATTGAAGATCGGTTGGGCATAACAGCGGAACGTGAAAAAGAAGCACGCGCCCAATTGTTAAAAAGAAAAAGGGAAATGGTGCTCGACCGCCGCGAGGCGCGTAAAGAGGGCATTGACCTGCAAACTTATTATCAAAGGCAGCAATTTTGGAATAGCGCACTTATGCCTAAAATACCAAAGGTTGTTTTGGATCAATACAACGCATTAGGAAAAAAGTGATGGAATGGGTTTTGGTTCTTTATATTTACGCTGGCCCTTTTTCTAAAAGCGATTCAGTGGCTTTGGCAACCATACCAATGCAAAATCAAGAAGTGTGTGAAATTGCCGGTAAGGAAGCAGAAATGCTTACGATCAATACAACAAAAGTAACTAGGCATGTTTGTGTAAAGGTGAAGTGATGGATCGCAGGTCGTTTTTAAAGGGCATCGTTGGCTTGATTGCAGCACCTGCAATCGTAAAGTCAGAGATCATTATGCCTGTTAAGCAAATCATCACTAGCCCCATCATAATTACGAATGGTGGCAGTGGCATGTCTCATTATGCTGAAATCACCCGCAAAGCATTCATCCCTAAATTGTGGGCGCAGCAATATCAACAAAGCCCAACATGGCAGGCATTCATTGCATCTATTGAGGAGACGCAGCAGGTCATGGCTGAACGGATGACAGAAAACCTTCTGCATGATCGGCCATCGGGGAATGACCCTTGGACGCATTTGCATGACGCATCAGCGCCGAAGGATGTTTCATATTACATAAACAATTCAGAAAAAATTACCTACGGCGCATTGGTCGATGATTTAACAAAGGTTGTGTCATGAATGAATGGTGGCAGGAGTACTGTTTAAACTGGTTGGCGGTGTTGGGTGGCTTTGTCGTCGCAATGCCCCTCATCATGCCTCTTATTGGGTTTATTCGCTATGGCATGGGCAAGCACGGGGATGACGCATGACGGGCATCATATTGGCGACAATGCTGGCCTTGGCGCCATGCAAGCACATTTATGCGGTCAAAAAGATATGGGACACAAACGAATATTATGTGCAGTATGAAAAAGACGCGCCATGGTTCCGTTGGAGTGAGGCAGATTTTCGTGCTCTTGGCTGCGAAGTCAAAAACTATGTGGTGATCGGATGAAATATTTATCGGTTTGCTCAGGTATTGAAGCTGCAACAGTGGCGTGGCATCCTTTGGGATGGGAACCATTGGCATTTAGTGAAATTGAAAAATTTCCACGTCAAGTGTTGGCACATCACTATCCTGATGTTCTTTGCCATGGGGATTTTACTGTATTGCGGGATCAAAACTGGATTGGCGATTCGGATTTGTTAGTGGGAGGAACACCATGCCAAGCTTTTAGCGTGGCTGGTTTACGCAATTCTTTGTCAGATGACAGAGGAAATTTAACATTAGAATTTGTGAGGTTGGCCGATGCAATTGACAATGTTCGACATGATGCAGCACGACCCCCTGCCATCATCGTCTGGGAAAACGTCCCCGGCGTCTTGTCCGTCAAAGACAACGCCTTCGGATGCTTCCTCGCCGCCCTTACGGGAAATAATGCCCCCCTCATCCCGACAGGGGGAAAGTGGACAAACGCTGGTATGGTTGTTGGCCCCAAAAGATCAGCAGCGTGGCGTGTCCTTGATGCCCAATATTTCGGAGTGGCCCAACGACGCCGTCGTGTGTTCGTTGTCGCAAGTGCTAGAGACGGATTTGATCCAGCAGAAATACTTTTTGAGCGCGAAGGCGTGCGCCGGGATTCTGCGCCGAGCCGCAGTGCGGGGCAAAAGTCTGCCCCCACAGTTACAGGCGGCCCTCCTTTCAGTCGTACAGGAAACGATAGAGTAGAGGTTGATGCTATTGTTTTTGAAAATAGAAAAACAGGAAGCGGAAAAGATATTTTTCCATCTTTGATGGCAAATGTAGGAACTAAATTGTGGTTAGGCAACCAAGAAGCTTTAAGCGGCGATTATCATATTTTAGAACCTCAACCAATTGGTATTATATTGCATGGGTCTGATGGCACAGTAAATACTGCAAGTTACACTGAAGTTTCTAATGCTTTATTATCTAGAGCACCAAGCGGTATTCAAAACAGCACAACAACAGCTGTCATGCAACCAATTGTAGTTGCAGCATTTAAAGGAGGTCAAGGCAGTGCAGCTGGTGGAATTGGTTATAGTGAAAATATTGCACCAACATTGAGTGCGGGTAATAGTGGGACTAATAGAACTCCAACTTTATTACAACAAATGGCAGTGCGCCGCCTGACCCCGCGTGAGTGTGAGCGGTTGCAAGGTTTCCCTGACGACTACACCGCAATCCCAAACGCTGCTGACGGGCCTCGATACAAAGCATTGGGCAACAGCATGGCCGTTCCTGTTATGGCGTGGATAGGAAAAAGAATTGATCAATACTTGAATAAGGCAACAACGTAATGTCAAAAATACATATCAAATTTGTTTGCCCGTATTGCGAGCACGATAAATTGCTCGAAGTCGTTACTGGTATTGGCGATCCTAACTTTAATGAATTTCGCAATTTAAACAAAAAAGAAGAACACAAAGATGAAATTGCTTATCTTTGCGTGGCTTGCCATCAAATCAATGAACCAAAGCTGATTGACTTTAGCATGAAAGATGAAAAACATGCTTGATTGGAATCAAATCGAGGCAATAGCCGAGAAAATCGGCGTGCCATACAATAACTACAAAAAATGGAGGCACCGCGATTCCGTGCCTCACAAGTGGCGCTACCCACTGATCTTGGCATCCGGCGGGACATTGTCTATCATCAATTTTATTAAGCACGACGAGAAGAGGGGCGTAAAATGACCGAATTGTATGACGATGGCCCTTGGTGCGTGATGGGCATTGACCCAGGCATTTCGGGAGCAATTGCTTTCTTTTTCCCCGATCAAGACCGCGTCGCGGTGTATGACATGCCGGTGGCGAATAACATTGTGAACGGTGCCGAGATGGCACGCATCATCCGTGCTTATGGCCCAAAGATGGGTATGATCGAGGCGGTGCATGCAATGCCAGGACAGGGCGTCAGCAGCACTTTTAAATTTGGCCAGTCATACGGCATTGCCATCGGTGTTGTGGGTGCCTGCTGGGTTCCTTTGCATTTTGTCACGCCACAACGCTGGAAAAAGCACTATCGCCTCGGTGCTGATAAGGATGAAGGCCGAGCTAGAGCCATCAGCCTTTGGCCCCTTAACCAACACTTTGCCCGCAAAAAAGATCACGGTCGGGCCGAGGCGGCGCTTCTCGCACGATTTTTACATGAAACAACCTGATTTTATTAGAGATGCAAATGTCACTCCCCTCATTCGATGCGTCCTTTGCGGGCGCAGCTGACTTCGCCCAAATGTATCGTGACCTTGGCTTGCAGGTGGTGCCAGCCAAGACGCCAAAGGAAGACAAGTCATGGAAACGGCCCGCGCTGCCTGAATGGCGCGACCTTAAGCATGAACTTGCACCAGATCTGACTTTCCAGCGTTGGTATGGCCCGAATGGCATTCACGCCAATCGTGATAACATGGGTATCATTACCGGCAGATGTTCAAATCTGGTGGTTGTGGATCTGGATGTTCAAAAAAACCCGCAAGCTGCTTTGTGGTGGTACGTTATGCGCGACAAGCAGCAAGTGGCGCAGGAAATCACGACCGTTTGCCAAAAGACAGGCGGAGGCGGCTTTCAGCACTTGTTCAAGGTTCCCGAAGGGTGGACGGCACCAACATGCAAAACCAGCATCGGCGTCGATATACGCGGGCAGGGCGGCTTCATCATGTGTCCGCCATCCATGCACGAAAGCGGGGACAGGTATGAATGGCTTGAGGGGCAAGAACCGTGGGAAATCGAAATTGCGGTCATGCCCAAATGGCTCTGTGATGAAATCGACGGCCTTGTCGCGCAGTATGGCGGTGGCGGATCTGTCAATGGTGTCAAAACATCGACACCAGACCAAAGTCTAACAGCATTCGGCCAGATCCAAGACGGGCGCGAAGATTACATGACCCGTTTCGTGTGGGGCCGCGTGGTCGATCTGTACCGCGAGGCGCCATTTATTGAAGACTACCTCATGGTTAAATATTGCGATGAGGCCTTTTTTATATACGAGCGACAGGTCAAGAGCCGCATACCTAATGACGGCACAAAGACGAATGCCGATCTGTTGGAGCAGGAAGGCCGAGGCATCACGATGTTCCGGCACAAGTGGCAGAATGCCTATAAGCAATGGACGACGAAGGTCAAAGAGCACGCGCATCAGGAGCCGCCCAAAAAGAAGGCACCATCCGGCCCTTTAGAATTGGACGGGATCAGGTTTGATCCCGAAACCGGCGAGATCCTTGGCGAATACCCAAATCCCGATTTGAGTGTTGACGATGAGTTCGCAGCCACGCCAAAGGCGGAGCAGCCCAACAAATATAAGCTGATACCGGCCAATCAGCTCAAAGACGAGCCGGTACAGTGGCTGATCAAGGACATCCTGCCTGTGAAAGCCTTGGGTTCATTGTATGGCAAGCCTGGCACCTACAAATCATTCGTTGCGACATATGCAGGCACAAACATCAGTCTTGGCCTGCCGGTGTTCGGCAAGGAGACAGTGCAGGGAGACGTCGTTTATATCGCAGGGGAAGGCGGAGCTGGCCTCAAGCGGCGCATGGA